ATTTCCGTCCATGTCCTCGTCCGACACAACACTGAGCATAGCGGACAAGGCATATCTGCGTGCATAAGTGATCGCGCTGCCTGCGACCTGCATCAGGCTTTTGCCGGGCTCAGAGGCGGGCATTGGCATGAAGAATGTGTCCTCCAGCCATTCACCGCTGTTGTGCATCAGGCGCGTGGTCAAAGCGATCCCGATCCGTTCGCCATCTGTCATGCTCGGCATCTGGACGTAGGACAACCCTTGCTCAGCGAGCAAGGACTGGATGACATCCACGATGCTTCCCAGATCCGCGTACTTATTTTTGAGGAACGGGTTGAATGCGTTCATCTTGGCCGGTTTCATCTTGGCCTGTGCAGCGGCCAATGCCGTCGTCAGGTTACTGATGTTTTCACTTGTCTTCATCGTTTCTCCTCAATGGTGATGTCGTTGAACTTGTCCCCCACCATGATGAAGCGAGGGATGAACTCGTAGGGATGATTCAGATGGCGGCCCAGGCGCACCAGAGCGGTCACGACGGCCTGGACGCCGTACTTCCCGGCCTGATGCCCCAGGAGCCAGTCTCTCTTGATGTTTGCTTGGTTGACATTGACCTCGCCGTCTAGGAGGACACATAGCTCCTTGACGAAGTAGATCTCGGCCAGGCAGTCAAAGCCTTCTTTGTCCCGGACACGATGGCCGTACTTGTCACCGTATCTCCGGCCTGGCCACTCGATGATCTCGTGCATCTGGGTTGCGATCTTACCTGTAAGTGGACAGACGGGAAGACCATATTGGTCCCGCTCCTGCTTCGGGTCGTCCCGTCTCAGGTATGCCTTGAGTTTACGTCTGATTTCATTCATGCAATCATAACCTCTTCTTCGACTTCTTCCTGGAAGGGGATGTATCCAAGCGCTTCCATGGCCACCTTCTTCAAGATGGTGACCACCACTTCCCGAACCGGTAGGTTCACAATACTCTCAGAGTGTTCCTGATCATCCAATTCAAAGTGCAGCCATTGAATGGTCAGCCAGGCAGCCCCTCGTGTGAACAGATTAGTTGTGTCGAAGTAGGTTGGATTGTACTCGCACAACCCAAGCCAGATGGCAATGCGTTCCTCGTGTGTGAGGGATGCCGAGAAAGCCTTGTTGAGCGAGATGACTAAGGCTTGCACGGACGGCCGGGAAGNAGGGCCATGAGAGTGCTTATCCAGGTAGCGCAGTTGTGATCGATAGATATTGAGTTCCCGCTGTTCTTCTCGGTTAAACATCTCTTTCCATCCTGGTACCAGCCACGGTCAGCTCAAGCTCAATGTCTGCCACTGAAGCTCCCTGAAGAGGAACCTCCTGACCGTCCTTGTAGATTTTGTAGTTTGCCAGATCGCGGCCAATCAAATAGGCCGCTACTTGGTGAGAGGTGTCCATGAGAGCAGTTGCGCCACTCGCCTGAACTACCCCGAAGCGCCAGGGCCGGTGACCGCAGTGGTGACACTGGATGCCGAGCCTTCCGAAGGTCAAGACCTCTACCAGATGGCAGGAAGGACATGGGATANCCAGTAGGGGCCACTCGGCCAACTTGACAGGCGCCCAATCGTCCTTCTCGGCGCCCGACAATCGATCAAACGGGATACCCGCCTGATCCTCCAAGTTTTTCAACATACTGGCCGGGAAGAGAACCGAGCCGTCCGACTCTCGCACGGCATCGTTCACGAGTACATTCAGCATACCCAGACGTTGGGTATACAGAACACGACGCAGTTCGTCCAACACAGTTACCATGTGAATTACCTCCTGGTGGCGTTTCTGAATGCCCGGTAGACCATGAGACCAATAACAAGGGGATAGCTGAAGAACTCGACCACTCTGTACTCCCTTCTGGAGTCTATTGTAGCTCAGACCTGTGACATCTAACGACTCAGGCCCAACTCACTTAATGTTGGGATGCCTACCAGCCAGTGCCGGAAAGCCGTCTCCCCTTCTCCAACGTAGAAGTCCGCGGGGTCCTTGAACTGCTTGTCCGGCACACGGAGAATCTCACACTTGGATGGCCCAATGGCCAATGCTCTCCGCTTTGCGCCGGCCAAGCCTGAATCATCATTGTCGGCTACCAGGTACACCTTCATGACATGCTGGAATACGTCGGCTATCCTGATCTGGAATGTCTTCCCCTCACTTCGGTAGTGCAGGATGGTGTCGCCCTTCGGGAAACTGGCGTCACTGCCCATTGCCACCGCTGCGTAGCCCAACTGCTCTAGGATGAGACCAGACATCTCATCGGCTGTGAGAAAGACGTAGGGGAGATAGGTCTGGGGTCGAACCAGTAGACGGTCCTCGTTCCAGAACCAGACACAGTCTCCTTTACCCCAGATGTACTTGGCACAGAATGAATTGTATACATCCTCTTCAGTCGGCTCAACCGGAAGGACGCCGGTCGTCTGGGCATGCTCCAGCCGGTGGTAGCGCATCACACTCATTTGGTGCCGCAGCCACTCGTCACCCTTCTCGGCGAAGGTCGCCCGGTAGTGCTCCTCATCCCGACGCATCTTCACGCCGTACAGTCCAATATGATTCCGGATCGGGATGGTATATCGGTGATTGCCCCGATTGTACCCTAGGTAGTGCCGGGTGATGGTATCCCAGTTGCAACCCCTCATCAGGAAGTACAAGATGTGATTCTCGTCCTGGAGAAGGTTCTGGTGGTATACGTCGGCGCGCATGTACGGCCAGTGAGCCTCGATAGACCAGTCCCGGCCGTTGACATCGGGAACGACGCCAGAGCGCAGCAGGTTGTCCCGCTCGGCCTTCTCCAGCCACTCAACCGCGGCCTTCTCAAAATGATCTTCCGGGAAGGGGATGCCGTCCCGCCTCCACCACTCTCGGATGAAGTCGAAGATGTCTCCTTTCCATCCACAACTGCCGAAACACTGGCCGAAACGCGACCGGATGTGGAAACTCGCACTCTTCGTGTCCGCGTGAAATGGGCAGAAGAACTGGACGCCCGTTCGGCTGTGCTGTGGGCCGGCCTTGGCAATGCCACTCGCCTGCACCACAGCCAACATCGAATAGCGCCCCTTGTATTCGTCGTAGGGAAAGGCTTTTTCTCGCACGCTTAATCGTTGAGTTCCCATTCTAGTCTTTGTCGATGCGCCGGTAGGCGCAACAGCTCTCGTACCACAAAGTCTTGGCATCTGGATGTGGCCCCAGGAAAAGGAAGCGCCTCGGGTCCAACAACACCCAAGAAGCCGGCGTGGGGCCCATGTTTTGCTTCACGACCTTGAGCATGGCGATGGGCGCCATGTTGCCACGGGTGATGATGTGCTCTTCCTGGCGTTCGGGCGGTAGCCCATACACCCGCTCGTATGCCTTGTTGATGAGGTCGGTCATGTTGAGCTCATCCATTTCCACTTCCCGGCGTACCAAGTTAATCCACAACTGACCAAAGAAAGCCGCGCCCCGGTTGCCATATGGCGTGTCCTGGTCATTCAACTGGCTCAGCATGACAACATGTACCTCTCCCCGATACATGGAGCCCTCACCTTCCTGCCGAGTAAGTGCCTCCGCAGCCTTCTTGAATTCATTGAAGGCAGCATTCAGCTTGTACGCATCGTTGTCACCCGGCATGTCAATCAAGTTGAGTTTCTGTCCACTGATGTAGTCCATGATGACCAGGAGTTGTTGACCCTGATCCAGGCGGGCCGCGTGATCCCGGACAGAATCGATCAGGTCTGGGATTCGAGCACCTGGACAGTGGACAAAGTGAATCTGATCCAGCCAGTCAGCACAGTCAGTGAAGGCGGCTGCCACTTCTTCTTGGTGGTAGCCCTCTTCCAGCTCCCCAACCGGGAAGCCGGTCACACGCGCCGCGTATCGATCCATCACGAGTGGCGGAATGTCCTCATCGTGCAGGAACAGGACTTGAATGTATGGGTATCCTTCTCTGAGACCCCTGACCGCATTGGTGAACGCGATTTCGTTTGCCATCATAGTCTTGCCNAATCCGCTTTTGGCAGTGACCAGAGTCGCCAAGCCAGGGGAAAGGTGTAGCGGCACTACAGACCGCTGTCCGCCCGACAGGGTTCTAGCCCGGCCCAGGCCAAAGACACCCGGCAATTCCATGCGTGGTAACCCCTTCTCGGTCCCGGCTGCACGTAATGCCATCTCATACCCGTGGATTGCAGCCATTTCTGTTCCGGTCCTGGAAGCCAGGTTTGCCACAGGAGGAGCAGCCGACTCCCAGATCTGGGTGGCCTGACGGTAGCGCCGGGAAGCGTCTCCTTCCCCGTGCTCTACCTCATCAAGCACCATGTGACCAGCACTTTCCAAGCGTCTCTGTTGGCTGAGCTTGGTCAGAGACCCACTCACAAAGCGAGCCAGAGCCGGCGTCGGAACTTGATCCCCCCGCCCTTCCTGGACTAGAGTCTCAATGCGCTTAGCAATCACATCAGAATCAAGCGACTTAAAGGCATCGCTTAGGCCATAAGCAATAATGGCCTGGGCAATGTTGTGCGGATCGGGATCGGCCCCGAGCTTTACGGCATCCACAGCTACCTTCATGATGGCACGAATCTGTACATCATGAAAGAGCCAATCTAGCTGACTATCCACTGGGAAGCGCATAGCTATGTCCCGGACGATAGACCGAATCACATCCAGCGCTCCATTGTCGGTCGGCAGAACGACCGACAAGCCCAACAATCTGAGTTCAACCTTTCGGGTTTCGGTGGCTAGGCTCACGATCGCCTGCTCCTGAGAGGATTGATTCCTACCACAACCTCAGTGTCCTGAGCGTCATCAACGTTTCGCGGCGAAACGCTGTCCCGCTTCTCGATCATAGCGATCACCGTCGAGAAGCACAGATCTCGCATGGGGTGGGCTGACATCCTCTCCAGGGCCACATGGGCGGCCGCTTTGATCCTCTCGGCCTCGTGCCGTCTCTCGAACCGTCCCCATCGCAGCGACATCGCCTCGGACGGGAACCGTATGACACCGAAGGTCTTGCCCATGAAGCGGGCAAGCTCAGACTCCAGGGGAGCCCACCACAGGTTCAGCCAGTCTCCTGTATCCTCATCTCTGATTTGCAGTGAGCATCCGCAAGCCTCACAGTAGATCGGATTGTCGTACTTCCGTCTGGAAATCACAATGGCGGCCGCGCACTGCGGACAGCTTATCTCACGTGTGCCGGTAGGCACGTCAATCTGTGGCATTCTCTAACTCTCCTCGACGAACTCGACGCGCGTACTGAGCACGTCTTGGATGTACTCCAGGTGTTCCTGGTCAGTCGCTTCGATGGTGATACGCCAACCAGGCCGTGAGTCCACACGCTGACGCTCCCAGGGCAGGCCGTGCCTCTTGACTGTCTCAAGGACAGGATTCCCATTTTCGTCCAGGGTCGGCTCCAGGAAACTCACGAGCTGGATCCGTCCTCTTGATCGGGATGGAGGAGGCTGAGGATTTCTGACCAGGAAGCGCTGACGCCTGAGTTCTTCCCGGCTCTTGGCAGTGACGGCCAGAGTGACTGCTTTCTTAATGCGAGCACGTCCCTTCGGGGTCGATGGAACTACGTCTCGGAGCAACGAGTCAATCTCCTGGAAGAGGCTCGGTCTGTCTATGAAATGCTGCGCCCNGACTTCGACCTTTTCTGGATCATCCCCATTTTCTCCGGGAATGACAACCTTGACGGGATTGATGTCCAGTGCGTGCAGGACAGGTATGCTGGAACGCAGCAGGTGACGGTACTTCCGCATGGCGGCCGGGATGGGGCCGTCCCCGTCCTCGTGCGTCAGTACAGAGTTCACGTACTGGTCGAAGGTCTCTAGGTCAAGTAGCGTCCATTCAGAGTTCGCGTAGACACGGAGTGCCAGCCGCATGATCGCTGCCTGAGTGACCCCCTCGGCCACGACCATCTTGCGAAGCGCCAAATGGTTGCACTGGGCGTTCTGCTCTGCCGTCAGGACAAGTGGCTCGTTCTCTTCGGAATTTAGGCCGAGTGTNCTGAGCGCGGCATCACGTGCCGACTCGATAGCGAGTTCTTCCAGGCCCGTGCTGATGACGGGAATATCTGGCGATGGAATTTTTATTAGGGAGGTGTTGGTCATCTCTCTCTCTTTGTCGCCTGACGAAAGAAGATTACGAAGCGAGCCATGTGAGCCAGGCGCTTGTCCTCTTGTTGTTCTGTAGCCTCCCTAAGTGCCTCATCGGTGAGGGCCGGGAAGCCATGTTCCTTGGCCCAGGTGGCTAACGGGCCATCCTCTTGCTTTTCGGTGGGCTTCTTCATATCGACATCTCCACCTGTTCGTATTCAGGCTGTAGGCCATGCAGAGACGGTAGGAGTGCTCGGAGCCAGTGGTTATCACTCAGGATCCAGCGTCCCTTCACTTTGTGAATGGCGTACTCTTCCAGGTGGGGATGCTCCTGGAGCCTGATCGACTTGCCTTGGTAGTTGCCCGCTACCCTGCTTTGCATCAAGTCCAAGACGAGATTCCACCGGCGCCACGAGAATAGATGGATCAGGTAGGCGTCCAGCTTGGTCTTGCGGGCCGACGTCATTCCCTTACACTGGACGCATAAAACCTCCCTCTTGGATCGTTTTGCCACGAAGAAGTGACCACACCATTTGCATGTCACCGTCTGAGAGAACCACACCAACGCTAACCAAGCAGCCTGATTAGCGTGAACAGCGTCGTCCAGATAGGAAACTTCGGTATGGGAGAGCTTGCTGAGAGGCCAGCTTGGACCGGAAATGGACTTGACTTCACAACGAAGGGCCGGCCAGAGGATGTCACCGTTCACCAGAAGTGGGATTCGGTCAGACAGGACGTCGACGTCGACCGATTCCCGAAACTGGCCGACGACATGACCCTGACTGAAGATGTTCTGGAGACGAGTTGGAGCTTTGCGAACGTTGACGGCCTGGAAGAGTTGTGTCTTGAGCAGTGAAATGATGACCTGCTCCCCCTTGGCCGCGAGGTCGTTGCGGATGGGCTTCTCGGCTCTCTCTTCTCTGGCCCGAGCCTTCTCATCCTCGGTGAGTTCACGGCCTTCGTCAGACCACTCACCGGACTCGATCTTGGCGTCGATCTCTTCTAGGGTCGGTAGACGTGAACGGATTTCCTCAAGGGAGGGGGAATGTGCAACAGTTGAACCATCATCGCCCAGGGGGCGAAGATCCACTCGCACCGCTAATTCTCCTCAGCCAATCCAGGAAGTGGGACTTCCTGGACACTCTGTAGATACTCTGTTAAGTGCTCCCCGGCTCCGGGGTGGGTTACACTGAACGCGCGTCTGAAACGCGGCTTCAGTGTAACCCACGAAACCGGGAAAGTCAAGCCCCTTTGGGATATTTCCGGTTAGAGTTTCAGGCCAAGTTTCAAACCAGGAAGAACAGCCGTTCTACCGGCTCCTCTCGAGCCAGGCGGTAAGTAGCGCAATCGCCTTCTCGGAGGATAACTTATCAATAGCTGACCAGAACTCGGCCTCCCGTTTGCGCTCCGCGACGAACTCTGTCACATCCACTGGGAATCTTTCAGAGAGCTGGGAGCCGACGAGATCGTTGTGATCATCAAGCAGCAGGAGTGTGTGTCCGTTGGGGTTGGCGAAGTTCTCCAGGTCTACCCAATCTACCTTTGTGCTGGTGTAATCAGTGCCTAGTATGTAGAGTCTCATAGTATAATACTCCTGGCGATGAGTGTGTGTTCTCCCTCTCGAAGAGACATCCCTGGTTGCGTCGGGGATGTCTCCATTTCTCCTATAGGCCGGCAGGCCCCATCTGTGTTAAACTTGGTATATGGGAACTGACTTGCAAGTTTACAGGATTTCCCTCTGGACAGTCTTCCAGAAGGTACACGGTGAGGGAAAGAGCGTTGCCCAGGTCTTCCAGGAAGAAAACCTAGGAATGAGCCGCAGTACCTTCTATGCGCTTCTCCGAGAGCACGAAGAGGATGTGAAGGCTATCGAAGAGGCAGTTGTGGGAGAGCTAGAGGTGGTGCGTCAGATGGAGGCGGCTGCCCTGACCACAGCCCGGGCCGAGGCCAGCATTCGTCTGAATCGTCGAGTGCTTGATGAGGCCGATGGTGTCTTCTCAGCCATGATGGACATGCTACATAACGGTGAATCGGAGATTGCGCGCGCTCGAATCTTCGAGATCTTCTTTGGACGGATGTTGCCCGAGGGGGTGATGACCCCCCGTGAGCGGGCCATCGAGCGCGACCCCGCAGCTTTACCGGCTGCCCCTGCCCCGCATGAGTCCTGGAAGCCGACGCCGTTCGCGGATTTGGCTGAATTGGCTAAGAAGACGGACGGCCGCAAGATCGTCATCCTGACCAATGATGGCGGCCGCCTCGACTTCACGCCGGCGAGTGAGCCGATAGATGCTGAGGGGACGTAGCCGGTCGTTGAAGTAGTAGTTGGTCTTCCCATCTAGGTGCTTCACCCACCAGCCGCCGTCATACTCTTCCCGGAGCAGACACAACTGCCGAGAGTAGTCATCGCAGGGATGGTAGGTGATGAGTGCAAACTGTAGCATTGCTTCACCTTTCACAAGCACGGAGCGCCAGTGTGATGACGATCACACTGGCGCTCCCATCACGGGGCACAAGGCCCCAAGGGTTTATCCTGGCGGGCCCGCAGCATGGGGTTCTGCGAGGCCCGGCCTGGCTGAGGGCTCTGCGTGGTGCGAGTACGCTGAGGCCCTACAGTCAGAGATTATAGGGGTTTCCGAGAAGGCTGTCAAGCCNCATTCATCTCACCACCCCTCGCCCATCTCGAAGGCAATCCCCCAGAAAACACCGTCGAGCTCCTCGCCCGCCGCGATGAGCTCGGTCATCTCCAGGCCCAGGTCTTCTTCTTCTACCGGTTCCGCCCGACAAGCCTTGCACTGGGTGATATGGTTTTCCAGGCTTTTCCAAGTCCAGGGTTTCCCGGATCGGCTATTCGTCTTGCCGCATGGGGCTTTCAGTGGGTCAGACATAGCTACTTCTCCGGTAGGATGACATAGAAGACCGGTTCGTAGCCAGCCTCGAGTTGCTCACGCAACCAGTCCTCTTCATACTCCACATCGATCGTGGCATTAAAGGTAGTGCCAGAGTGGAATTCGCCCATTGAGAGCTCGACGCCCTCATCGGTATAGTAAATCGACTCCTTCTTCCCTCTAGCCCGCCGCCAGTCATCGAACACGAGTTGGATTTTCAACTTACAATCTCCTCTTTACGTCCGGGTGGTGCTTGGTTGGCTTGCCATCCTTGTCGAACCAGTCGTAACGGGTCTTGAAACCATTGGCTTGAACCTGGAGGGTAGTTCGAGTGTCCTCATCGTCCACAACTAAAGTAACCCCTTCGGGGATACTTGTGTAGACAATCTCCCTTCCCTTGAGCACGAACTTGACGATCTTGTTGTGTGGGCTCATGGATACCTCTCCAGGGTAGCCAGGACGTCCTCCAGCGCCTCCCGGACGTCCTGGGCCTTCTGGGGGACGCCAGCCAGGATGCGCTGAACGTTTCGCCGCGAAACGGCCGCCCAAGACTCCACCGTGCCGGTAGGCACATTCTGGAACATGGAAGTCGGCAGGGACGCAGTTGCGGCTTCCCGGCGTTCCGTCCTCACTTCGGCAAGGTCTTTCGCCGTGATCTTTTCGTGCTCTCCGTCTTCCAGCATCTCGGCTAGGCGGTCCTGGTAGGTCTTGCTCCAGGCGGCCACGACCTCGGCTCCTAGGTTGGTCATCTTCCCGGCTGCCCACGCCCTTCGGAGCCTCTTGTCCAGCTTCGCCAACTTCCGGCGTTTCTTGATCGTCACAGTATCCATGCCGGTTCCCACAGCAATCTGCCGGTCTGAGTAGCCTTCCTTCTCAAGCTCAAGGATAGCACTGAACTCGGCGAGCGGGTTGCTGGAACGTGTATTGTTGAGGATCAGGGTCTGCATGGAGCCCACCACCCCGTCACTGGGGTAGATGTGCGCCCGTATCTTGCGGCATCGCTTGCTGTCATACTCTTTCACGGCGGCATGCGCCATCATGATCCTGCGATGCCCATCACGGACGATGTAACCGCCCTTGTCGTCCTCTTCCAGGTCGATTGGCTGGAGGATGCCCACTGTTGCAGCCACCCGTACCTCTTCCGGGCTGACGCGCCGACCCGGATAGGAGTCCGGGAAGAGTGTGATGTCGAGGTCTTTGGCAGTGTACTTGATACCCTCCAGGGCCGCCTCGGCAGCCTCCAGGAGGGCGAAATCAAGCTGGGTTGTTGCTGCATCTTCGTCAACGACGACTTCAGTTATCTTCTTCTTGCTCATGTGTTTCTCCTCTGTAGCCAGCCTTTCTTCTCCAGCCACTTCACGACCAGGTAGCAAGCGGTGAGAAGGTGCAGGCTGACAATGATGACTACAATCACATGGAACTGGAGCAGGGCTTCGGCTGACATCATGCGATCCGAATCATGCCCCGATTGTACTTCTTGATGGCCTGGTCGTACATGCCCTCGACTACAGCCTGGAGATTGTCACAGTAGACATCTGTGTCGGTATCCAGGACGACTGCCAGGATCTTCCGACCCCACTCTTCGGGTGTGGCCTTACGGAACAGCCGGACGGTGTAGGTATCATCCGACTCCAGGCTGACGACCATCTTCCAGGCTTCCCTTTCTTTGCCATTCACCCTGAACATCAGGCCGATCTCGAACTCAATCAGGCCGTGGTCGTCTACCGTGCTGTTGACCGGCTTGCTGTCGTCCTTCCGGCAGTGATAGGCAATCTCGCTGGCCCCGATGTAGCCCAAGGCGCCACGCACGCCGCGGCCGCCCATCTGATCTATTATCTGCTCAATTCGCCAGTGCATGTGTTAATTCCTCCTCCCGGTACAGGTGTTTTTGAGAACAGGTGAGTCATCATCACTGCCAGTGANCGCGGCATCTCCACACCAAAGACACCACGCAACATAGTACATGGTCTTCCCGGCCATGTAGNGGGTCTGATACTTGCGTCTCGTGAAGCGCCCCAGTCGATGCCCTTTCTCTTCGGCCGCCTTCTTGAGTTGTTTCTTATTCATTGACCTCCTCCACCGGTAGGCTGGACTCGCTCGCCCTCTTTAGGGCCTTCTCATGCTTGCCGTCCACCGGGTCATTTATGACCACCAAGCGAGTGATCGGCCAGCTTCCGATGAAGGCTGCCTCGAACTGAGGTGTCACGCCATCGGGCGGGCAGAACCCCTGATACTCGAACGAGGGCATCGTTCGGATGACCAGCCTCTTCGCGGTCTCCAGCATGGTCGGAACTTCGGCCTTCCAGTGCTCAATCATCTCGTCCTCGTAGACCGGGAACTGACCCTTGAGAAGAGATTGGTACCACACGCCGGCGCACATTTCGGGTCGGGGACCATCGAAGAGGATGTTGTGCTCAGTGATCTCTTTCGGGCAGAAGTCGTAGGCGTGCCTGTCGCCCGGCTTCAGGCCAGGAATCCAGGCTGCGGCAAAGACTGGGAAGTTGTGTACCCAGGCGTGCGGATGGATAGGCATGATACGGCTTCCCGGTGTCAGCTTGGCGTACTCAACACCCGATCCAGAGATGTTGTGACTCAGCCCGAAACGCCGCGCCTCTTCAAACCAGTCGGCCACATTCGGCCAGGAGTTGACGCCCAGGTGATCAACGATATGGAACAGACGGGGATCGGTTGGGTCTTCCAGGAGGGTAATCCCCTGGGCTTTGACGATGAAGTCTGCCGGCACACGTACCGGTGGACAGTACAAGAAGCTCTCGATGGGTGAGCCGAAGGGACTCAGCCCGCACTCAGCGTAGATACTGCCTACTTTTCGGTTACCACACCCACGTCCCCCGGTGGGGACTAATGCACCCTCAGCCATGTTGTTTACTCCTTTCAGATTTCAGATCACTCGAATGCTGACCGATGGCTCACCCTGCTTGCGAAATTCGGCAAGCTCAGGATGTGCCTTCATGTAGCCCTGCAGGGCCCTGTCGTCCCAGGAAGTGCGACCCTTGCTCCACACTGCCTGCAGACGAAACCCACGTACAGTTTCGCCTTGTGTCAGGACATCAGCCCTCACCTCCGCCTCAAGAGCAGCAAGGTTTTCTGTAACTGCCTCAACCTTGCCGCCGAACTCGGCCTCAACTTCGGCCAACCGTTCCTTGATCTCTGGCGTCAGGATACTGTCGATCGCAGCCTGCTTGTCCATGTTTAGGACGTCCCGCTGAGACTGATATTCAGCGAGTCGATCCAACTTATCAATGATGGCTTGAGACATACACTATCCTCCTATGGATTGTAGTATTCGAGGGCGTGTTCCTTAGCATGATTTCTCATGGTCGGGAACAGACGTTCGGCAGCCTCTTGGAGAATCTCGTCTCCCTGGTCGGCCACCTGCTGGTCTGACCAGTCGGTGGGTCCCTGGTAGGCACACCAGGACGGGAAGTCTGTGTGCAGCACGGCGACCACCTTCACGGCCATCGCCATGCCCGGCCGTAACTCGCTTGGTCGGGTGGACGCCTTATTGACGAATTTATAACCGCTACTCATGTATTACTCCTTACTATTACTCCTTACTCTGTGGACGATTTGCTTCCACTCCCAGATGTCAGTCGCGGCATCCTGGAAGTTCTGTACAGCCTGCTTGAATGAAGCAGTCTGATTGTTGAGGTGGGTCATGTCCGCGATGACAGACCGCATATCAGAATAGGCATTGTCCAGACGGGCCAATAGAAGATTAGTTGCTGTGTCGATGTCCATGTCACTTTCCTTCGTCTTCCGGGTAGGGGAATGAGATGATGAAGCTCTCCACTCTGAATCCCTGCCACTCCAAGACTGGGGGCTTCCAGGTAGGATGGGCGTGTACCCCCAAGCTGCCGATGGGAAAGCCCATCAGGGATTCCACATAGCGGGTACGGATGTGCCAGCCCAGGTCGGCCTGGCTGGTCACCACGGAGTGATGCAACTCAAACACAGCCACGACCTGTAAGCCGAGGACACTCACCGAGAGAGCACCCATCTCTTTCAGGTGTTTCTCGGTAGGCAGGACTTGGCTGCCATCTACCAGATTGAGATCAAGCGTGACCGTATAGGGGATACTGAATGCGCTCATTTGATAGCCTCGAAGTCGAAGTAAATTCGGCCTTCCCGGAAGCGGTTGAAGTTCAGGGTGCCGCGCACGCCGTCTGCCTTGCGGATGACAATAGCCAAGCCGGCACCGAATCCTTCAAATGTGTAGACTTCTTGGGCCTGCTCGGTTGTCCAGCCCTCAGTATTGGGATACTCGGCTTGGAAACCAGGGAGTTGTTGATCGGGCATCGTATCTCCAGTCTACTCTTGGGGTGTGTCATCTAATGACAATGACAACCTGTCCTTAGCTTTGGCTTCAGCCTCGGCCCGATTCTCGGCCGGGAAGTAGGGCTTGACATGGATTCCGCCGTTGATGTGCCGGTAGGCCCACCACAGTAGTTGGTCGCTCATTTATCCTCCTTGGGATGCAATCACGGCCTGGTAGCGCCGTAGCTCGGCCAGGGCGTCCTTGTAGCCGCTGCCACTCGTAGAACTAGCGAAGACCTGCTGAAGGATGTCCTTGACGGATGCGCCACGCATCATCGCCAGCCGGACGAGCTCCAGCTTTTGGGGGTCTACGGCCCCCATTTCCGAGCCCACTTCCAGGCCCGTTTCCAGCCCACTTCCAAGCCCGTTTCCGGGAAGCTGGTCAATGACCGTTTCCCCACTTCCAGCCCCACTTCCAGCCCCATTTCCATTGCTGGAAGTGGGGAAAATGGCCCTTACGTCATCAATGGTTGTCTGTGGGATGAGCACCATCTGGGGCGGGGCACTCCCTTCCAGGAGCGCCTCCCCAGGGCGGAGCAGCTCGACTTGTCGGGCCGCCTCACCGTCAAACCCAATCTGTCGGGCCGTGGAAGGCCGGCAGTTGAAAGCGTAGTGGGCCGAGAAGGCATCCCGAATCCAAGCACCGCCAAAGGAGGCAGCCGGGGCGCCCTTCACGGAAACGATGCAGAACAGCCGGTACTTCCGTCCCTGTGTGACGAGCTCCTGGATCACGGGAGCGACCTCGGCTGCGTGCACCAGCGCGTTGTACTCGTCCACAATAACGAGAATGACCTGCTCGTGATGTAGCTTGGCCTGACGGCGGCCATTCAGAATAGCCAAGACTTGAGACGCGGACCTTTGAATAGTCTCGGCCTCGATGCAGGCTTCTGTACCAGGGAGACTATCCACGATGTCATCGTGTGGGTCCCAGACAATAACGCGCGCCCCGAGCTGGACACACTGGACATAGATGAAGCGCTCCAGCGTTGTCTTCCCGGTCCCCTGCCGGCCGATGACCGTCACGGACAGGAGATCATCGATCTTGCCATAGAGCGGCTGACCATCGGGCGTGTAGCCAAGCAGCATCCGTTCGGCAGTCGGCCTCCAGGATGCTGCAATCTCCCGGTAGGGAGGGGGCAACACGAGCCGAGAGCGATCGATGTTACTGGGAAGAGGCAAGGCAATGGCTGCGGGCAGTTCCGGCTGCGGAGTGCGGCCCGCCTCAGCCCACCCACTTCCCTCAATCACGTCAGCCTCATTGACCACATCTGCATTGGCACGTGCGGCCGCCAGCGCCAGGTCGATCACCTGCTTGCGCCGGATGGTGTCGTCGCTGGCCCTCTCGGGCGCATCATGAGAGTCGATCACGGCACGCTCAGCCAGAAGCGGGATGATCAGCCGGGCAGCAAACGGGTTGCCACTTGGTAACACCAGAATGGTGCCAGCCGGTGTATCGGAAATCGCCGACTTGCGGCGAATGTAGTTCACGGCCCAGTAGCAGGCTAGGAAGAGAATAGTCAGGCCGCCCGCGTAAAACACCACATCTCGGACAAACATGCCGATTGCGTTGAGCGTATCCTGAT